ACTGGTAACGCTTCAGAGGCTTATAGGAGGGCTTATGATGTTGGTGCTGACACTAAGTTAGAGACTATAGCTACTAAGGCTAGTCACCTCTTAGCACAATACAATATAAGTACAAGGGTTAAAGAGTTGCAAACAAAAGAGTCTGAGTCTTTCCAAATAACTAGGAAGGAAGTAGCAGAGGGCTACTTTAAGATGATTAAAAGCTGGGAGTATCTAATGGACCTAGCAGCAAAAGAAAACCTTACTAAGGACCAGAAAGCTAAATTCTATTTATTAAAGGAAATGGTTAAAGGAAGTGACTATAGAGGTGCTTATGATTCTATTGCTAAGATGTTTGGATTAAACGCTCCAGACAAACAGGAAATAGAACAGACAGTCCATAACATTAATATCAATATAAAGCGTGGAAGCGACTGAAATATTCGAACGTAACTACGATTCCAAAGCTAAGATAGTAATTAATCGAGGAGGTACTAGGAGCAGTAAGACCTGGAGTCTTAACCAGCTTTGTGCTTTATGGTTAATTAGTGGGAACTATGGTAATGGTAATTATATTAGTGAGGGAGTTTGGACCACTGTAAGAAAGTATAGAACTAATCTAGATGGTACTGTCATAAGAGACTTTGAGGACATTCTAAAAGCTGAAGGCTGGTATAGTGGGGTAGAACACAACAAAACTAAAAAGCAATACAGATACGGAAAGAGACTAGTAGAGTTTATAGGAGCAGATGATGAGCAAAAACTAAGAGGAGCTAAAAGAAATATATTATACTGTAATGAAGCTAACGAATTAGAATACAAACAGGAGTTTTTTCAGTTACTAATGAGGACAGAGAATAAGATATTTCTAGACTTTAACCCAGATGATGAGCAGATTTGGATTAACCAAGAATTAGAAATAAAGCGTTCTAACGAAGTCAATGACGTAGAGGTGATAGTGTCTAACTATAAAAATAATTCGTTTCTACCTAAGTCACTAATTAAAGAAATAGAATACTTACAGCAAACAGATAAAGAGTTTTGGAAGATATACGGTCTAGGAGAGTATGGTAATATAAGCGGGCTAGTCTATGAGAATGTTAAGTATGTCGATACTATGCCAGACTGTAAGCTAGTATCTTATGGCTTAGACTTTGGTTATTCTATTGACCCCTCAGCTTGTGTAGCTGTATATCGTAAAGATGACGAGCTATATTTAAAGGAAATTATCTACGAAAGAGAATTAACTAACCAGGACCTAGCAGAAAGACTAAGACCTATTATAGGTAGGGATGAGGTTATTTGTGACTCAGCAGAGCCTAAGAGTATAGAAGAGATATATAGACTAGGATTAAACGCTAAGCCAGCTACTAAGGGTAGAGACAGTATACTTAACGGAATAGACATTCTTAAACGATTTAAAATAAATGTAGTTAGTAGTAGCAACCTAAGAAAAGAGTTTAGGACTTACAAATGGGCTACTGATAAAAACGGTAATAGTCTGCAAAAGCCAATAGGAGCAGATCACTTACTAGATGCTTTAAGATACGTTGCTTTAATACATTTAAAACAAAATAATAAAGGCTGGTATTCAATACGATAAAATTGATTATATTTACACTAGATTTTATTGATAATTATTTTATTAATTTATACTTTGAGGAAGTAGTCGGCAAAAGAGCGTTACTTCCTCTTTTTTTTTAACAGAGGAAAAAACACCAAATGCTAAGCAAATGGTCACCAAATGCTAAGCAAATGGGGTTATATAAGATAAGATAAGAAAAGAAAAGACAATAAAAGAAAAGATAAAATAAGAACAAAAAGCAGCATAATTAAAATAAATAGATTTAAGCGTAGTTAAAACATTAATCTATATGAATATACCAAAAAACTATTTAAGTGTCTTAGAACTTATCTAAATAGTGTTTAAATAGATATTGAGTTGTTTTATTTAGTTAGTGTTTAGTTAATTACTATTTAATTAAAATTTATTTTTAGTGCTTTTGTTATAATCCAAAAATTTGTTATATATAGAAATATGAGAATCACAATACCAACAAAGTGGGAAGATGTTACAATAGGTAAATATATAAACCTAAGACCAGTATTAAACTCAGAGCTAACTCCAATAAACAGAGTCATAAACATACTAGCAGTGCTAACTGGACAAAAAAAGGAACTAATTAAAAATATTAGTCTAGACCAGTATAAGAGTATTAAAGAAAAAATGTCATTCTTAGAAACTGAATTACCTAGAGAACTAAAAAACAATAAATTTAAGATAGGTGACAATTGGTATCGATTCGAATTTAAAGCACAAAATTTAATATTTGCAGAGTACATTAATATTATGGAAATATTACAAAGTGCTAAAGATGACCAGGAGGCTATATTTAACAACCTACATAGAATACTAACTACTATTTGTAGACCTATTAAGAAACGTTTTTTTATTTGGCATAATATAAAGATGGATGCTGAGTTGATAAGGCAAACACAACAAAACTTTTTTGATAATATGCCTATGACAATAGCCTATCCAATAGGGGTTTTTTTTTACACTCACTCGGAGACCTTAACGGAAATTATAAAAACTTGTTTGATGGAGGAAGCGGAGAGACTGAAGAGGGAAGCAGAGACAGAGATAGCTTTAATAAAAGATGGGGATGGTGGCAAACATTAGATAACTTAACTAATAGTAGAATAGACAAATGGGATATAGTTTTAGAATGGAATGTAATAAAAGCCTTAAACATAGTAGCTTATTATAGTGATAAACAAAAAGTACATATGCAAATACATAAAGACCAAATGCAAAAAATGAAACGTAGATAATGAGTGATCAGTTAGACATATTTGGCTTTGATGTTGACCAACTAGAAGAGGTTAAAATAGATAACCCTAGTACACTAGCTGAGGTGTTTAACAATATTGCTGCGGATATGGTTTTCTGTTTAAAGCAGTCAGTACAAAAAGAAAAGCTAACTTATAAAGGTGGGTTACTAGAGTCTATTAAAATGCCTGTTAAGATGTTCGGTTTTAGAATGACAGCTACTTTGTTTTTAGCTGACTATTACGACTTTGTCAATAAAGGGGTTAAAGGTATTGGAGGAAAGAGAAAGAGTGGAAAGTTAAAAGGTCAAGGCTGGGAAATTAAAGCTCCAGAAAGTCCTTATCAATTTAAAAAAGGTCCTAGCGTTAATCACATTAGACAATGGGCTAAAAGTAAGGGTTTAAATGAATATGCAGTTAGAACGTCAATAGCTCATAAAGGAATTAGACCTAGATTTTTTTTTGACAACTGTATGAAAGAGACTTTTTACGGTGAGACATTTAACAGATTTAAAACAGACATAAGAGTAGTGTCTGGTGAAAGAGTAGCAAAAGGATTAAAAGAAATATTAGAAAAATGAGTTTAGAAGTAAAACACTACCCACAAGATTATAGAACAGTATACAACCCTATAGAAATAGTTGTAAAAGAAACCTCAGCAACTACTAGAGGTTATGACGGATTTTCTTATTTAATTGATGTTTATAATGGTAGTTCTGTTAGTGCTAATTTAATAGGTAGATTAAAAGTGCCACCTACAGGGACTGGAGGCTTTGGTAGGTTTGATATTTCGGGAATAGCGGAAAGTTACATAAGTACTTATTTAATTGATTTAAACGGTACTAATATTAATTCGGCTTTTGCTACTAATAATATGGATTTGGGCTTAGTCTTACAATATGGATGGCAGCATTATAATGGAGGTACTTACACTATTAGTATGAATCAAACGGTTACAATGCCAGACGCTTCTAGTGTAACTGAAAGTAGTCTAATTGCTTTTAATGGTAGTCTTCCAAACTATAGAAGAGACTTAGTTAATTTTTATGATTGGCAAACTACAGACTACTATTTAAAATATATGCCTACTAAATTTGCTATAGTTAGTGGTGTCGCTAGTACTAAGAAATTCTTAACTAACTCACCAAACTATCCAGCTGGTTATGATGTTGATTTAGAAATAACTAGTTTTGATAGTAGAAGCCAAAAAGTAAGATTAACTGACGAGGGTTTTATATACGCTTTATATAGTACTGATATACAATATATTAATTATTGGACTGAATCTAATACAGGAACTATTGTTAAAAAAACATTTGATATTTCATCTATTTCGTCAGACACTAAGATTATAGCTATACCGTCAGGACCAGCTTCTATAAATGCTATAGACCCTAATTTGTTTGCAGTTTCAAACAGCCAGCCTATAATAGATAGTAATACTGTAAATTATGGAGTTAGATTAAACCATACTAGGTCAACTCCTAACAATACAATGACAGATCTTTTTAGTTTTAAAATAGATACTGAGTGTAGGTATGAAACTAGAAGACTAGAGTTTTTAAATAGTTTAGGAGGTTTTGATTATTATAATTTTACTAAGGTGTCTAGACATAGTGAGCAAATAGATAGGAAATTCTTAAAAGCTAATCCTAGCGACTTAAACACTTCGACAGGTGCTATAGATTACTCTATAAGCAATAGAGAAAAAATACAGTACTATACTAAGTCAACTAGTAAAATGAAACTAAATTCAGACTGGGTAGATGTTGAAACCTTTAACTGGCTACTAGAACTTATAGAAAGTCCAGAGGTTTATTTATTGGATGATTATACAACCCCCACAGGAACTACTGAAATAAGACGAATTCCAATTAAAAACATAGAGGGTAATTGGGAGGAGAAAGTTACTAGCACAGATAATATATTTAATTTAAGTATAGACCTAGAGCTAAGTATGGATAACTATAGACAAAGATTTTAAAATGGATAATAGACAAACAAACCTAGAGGACTTAATTAAGAAAATGGAAAAATTACCAGTGCCAGAGAGGACTTGTAATATTGATGACGAAAATTTCGAAAGCTGTAGCGGATAATGTTAAAAGAGGAACTATATATAAACGGTGAAAGTGTAGAGTTGATAGGGTCTTTAAATCCTAACTTAACTTTTAATATTGCTGACATAGCAAAGCCAGACACTAGGAAAGCGGACTTTTCTAAGACTATAGAACTACCAGCTAGTAAGAAAATCAATAAAATATTTGAACATATATTTGATTTAAATACTGACCTACAAACTTTTAACCCTAACTTAAAAACTAATGTAACTTATTTAGTTAATGGAGAGGTCCAAATAGATGGCTACTTACAAATTAAATCCATTAAAAACAAAGATGGTGAAATTATATACAACTGTATTATAATAGGTAGAATAGGAAATTTTATAGCTGACCTACAAAATAATGAATTAACAGATTTAGACCTAAGCTCTTTAGACCATACTTACACTAAAGCTAATCAGTCGGCTACTTGGAATCTACCTTTAACTACAGACTATGTTTACCCTATGATTAACTACGGTGTTAATTATGGAACTTTAGAAGCTGGTACTGAAAATTGGACTGTCCCTAGTTTGTATCCAGCTATTAAAGCTAAGAAGTATATAGATGCTATTTTCGATAGTGCTGGCTATACTTACACTAGTAGCTTTTTTAATAGTACTTTATTTAATACTCTAATAATTCCTTTTAATAATAAAGAGTTTAATCTAGATGACACTGCTATTCAAAATAGGATTATAGAGGTAAACACCCCACAGGAAACTGTAGGCTCTAATGCTTTTGTGACTCCATTACAAACAACCTCAACTAGTGCTTATGACGCTAATTTCATAAAGTACACTAATGAAGTTAGGGACACTGGAAACGTATATAACAATAGTACCGGTATATTAGAAATACAAGTAGGGAAAGCTGGCTACTATAATCTTAGTACTATGCTACAATTACAGGGAGTTTTTACTACTCCTAGTGCTGCTCTGGGTAGTGGTGCTAGTTATGTTAGTAATGGATTTATCGAGGGTCATATACAGGTTAGAAGATATAGCTCTGCTAATGCTTTTATAGAACATTTAGACACTCTTAGCTATGGAATTAGTCCAGACACTGCTTTCCCAGCAAATACTGCACCGGCTACAGTTACTAACGCTGCTAACCCAACTGGAGCAGTTAGCTCTAATAGTACTGACTTATTACATACATTTGGAATTATCAATATAAACGGAATTGGTTATATTAATATTTTTGACGCTAACGCTTCTTTAGGAATAAACCCAAATAGTAATGCTGTTAGAAACCAATTTACTATTAATGTAGATAATGTATATTTAAATGAAGGGGAGAAAGTAAGGATTGTTTTACAATATGCAGTTAGACAGCGTTATGGTATTCCGTTAGTTCCTGGATTTTGGCATAGTACAAACGCTCCAGACGTTGCAGTAGCTGGAGGAAGTTATCAATTAAATTTATTAAGTGGCTACTTAAAGACTGAGTATTTAAATAGAGAGATAACAGAGGGAAGTCTAGTATCTATGAATTCTACTATTCCTAGAAAAGTAAAGCAAAAAGATTTCATAATGTCTTTAGTTAAGATGTTTAATCTATATATACAACCAGACCCAAACAATGAGAAAAATTTATTAATAGAACCTAGAGACGATTTCTACACTAATACTATAGTAGATTGGTCTAGTAAGTTAGATATATCACAGGAAGTAGAGTCTAAGCCAATGGGAGCCTTAAACTTTAAAGAATATCTATTTACTTACAAACAAGATAAAGACTATTATAATAAATTATATTTTGATACTTGGGAAGAGGTTTACGGACAAGATGACTTTAGATTAGTAAATGAATTTGTTACTAATGAATATAAGACATCTGTAATATTTTCACCTACTCCCTCAGTAGGGCAAAATTGGTATGATAGAGTACTCCCTACTATAATTAAGTTTGATGATAATAACGGAGT